CGCTTCCCACGGATGGTAAATTTCCTATGGCAATGACTGTGGCGTTCCCTGCTGGTAGCGAAGCAAGTGTTAGCGCTGAAGCCTGAGCCGAACTAAGACCGCCCTTATACTCCGTGAACCACTGAAGGTTTGTGGTGTTGAATGTGATGGTCGCTGCATTCTGTCTATCCAGAGTGTCAATCGTCTGGATAACATCCCTGACTTGAGGGTAGTAAAGATAAGCATGAGGCTTAACTGTGAACACCCACGGAACCGAGGTCACATACTGAGCTGTCCTTACTTGCCCTGATCGTGAGTATTGCTGACCTACCATTCTTCGGTTGTTAACCGTGATGGACTGAGAAATGTTTAGGATGGTCTGGAAGCTCATGCTCGGCCTCTAGGTGATAGTGATTTTTGAGCGTAGGAGTTTGCAGCCCAGACCGCTCGATTGCTGCCCATGATCCGATCTTCAAAAGACTTAACGTCGATAGCTTGTATGTTGTAGTTGTTCACAGTGGTCGCTCCGCCCATCGCGTAATTCGGGACAACCTGCCCAGACATGCTCGGCACAAACAACTCAGGACCTCTTTCGCCCACGATGTAAGGGCTCCCGGAATTAACCGGGCCTCCTCCGGCTCGCTTGCCAAAGAGACCACCAAGAACGGGAACGTTAGACATAAAGTTTTCAAACAATGAGGGAGCGCCCTTCATATCCGATTTAAAAATTGTGTCTAGAAACTTATCCAGCGAGCGAGAAGCTAGCTTTTGCAGTAAAGAGGAAAGGGCTGACTTGAATGCCTGCGCGGCAGACTTGCCAGACATAAAAGCCTCGACAATCGTTGAGCCAACTGATTTGAACCCGTCTCTAATATCTTCCAAAAGCTCTAGTTGTTCCTCGCTTGCTTTTTTCGTCAGATCCATTGCCTCTAGTTCTTTGTTTGCAGTGACTTCTGCTTGCTGGCTAAGATCAAGCATGACTTGCATACGCTCTTTTTCGATCTCAACTTCGCGCTCGTAATCTTTAACGATCTGGTCTTGGCGCATCTTGCGGAGATCTTCCATCGCGGCCAGCTCTTGATTAGCTTCTTTTGTAAGCCTCATCATCTCTTCTTGTTGCTCTGCCTCCTCGCGGCGCAGACGGATAATCTCTTCCATCTTTGCAAGACCAGCAGGGCCACCTTGCTTTGCAGCCTCGAACCGCAACGCCGCTTCTTCGCCTTCTTTTAGCTTAAGAATCTGCGCGTCTAAGCCTTCGAGATAAGTCTTAAGTGCTTTCGCAGCAGAATCAGCGCCCGAGTCTTTTACAGCCTTTACCCTTGTTCCTGACTGCCTGCCGCCCTGGGTGACACCAACCACCGGAGCAGGAACCGCGGGCTCCTCTTCGCCAAATCCGAGGAACTTTTTAACGCCCATGTACGCGTCACGCGCTTTACCCATCAGCGTTAGAAAGCCGATCTTTGCCTTCTCAGTCATCTGGTCGATAGCGTCGCCTATCTCACCGATAGCCAATACACCCTTCTTTGCTTCGCCAGAGAACTTATCGGTGTTTCTTGAAAGCTGGTCAATCTTAGTTATATCAAGATTGCCAAACTGTTTTCCAAAAAGCTGCACTTGTAATCGAGCGCGTTCCGCGCCTGCGCTCATGCCAGAAAGAACCGACGTTAGGTCTCGGAAGATGTCAATCTCTGGTCTTAACAAACCACCAGCGTCGGCAATACTTACGCCCAATTCTTTAAACAGATCGGCCTGCTCTTTTTGACCATCAGCGGCAGCACCAAGCGTTACCGAGAACCGATCCCACATCTGCGCGGCGTTATCGGCTTCTTTTCCCGATTGAACCATCGCGCTTTGTAGGGCTAAGACTTCCTCAATGGCTAGACCGGAGCCCTCAGCAAAATCATTGACCGCATCAGCGGCTTTAAAAAAGGAAGTAGCAAAAGCTGTAGCAGCGCCCGCGGCTAATAACATCGGGCTGCGTAGTGCGCCCATAGCCGTACCTAAAACGTCTACGGATACTTTTAGCTCGCGGGTTTTTTGTCTCGCCCTGTCGACTTCTTGAACGAACTTTGCACTCTCGAGACCGAGAGCAACTTGTAGGGCTGCAATGAGTTTACCCGCCACGATTTCCCCCTAGTATTTCAAGAAACTCCGCTTTGAATCCGGGTAGCGAAGTGAACGCCAGAAAATCACGCTCTTGTTTTGTCATGTAATTGGGAGGAACAAAATACTCCTCCAAATGCGGGAAGAACTCGCGGCTTTTCATCGGGTTCTTAGACAATGCGTTGTAAACGATTGCCATCAAGTGCGAGATCAACATTAAGTTATGTCTCGCTCCGATCATGCCGTCGCGGTACATCAATTCTAACTCTCGGACGGTCGCTACATCAAGGCTATCAAACACTTCCGGGCTTTGACCATTAAAGATCGCCGTAGCCCGAACCTGACGATATAGCGACCCCTTTAGTTTTTTTGGATGGCCTCGTAATCAGGATTGACTGCTTTCTCAATCAAACTGACTAGGTGCTTAATCTGCGCCTCGGAAAACGTCTCGGAGATTTGCTCATAAGATAAAGCAAGCATTTCGTCGCCCTCTTCAAACCCGACCAGATTTACATAGGCAATTTCACGCATCAAATCTTGAGCCTTGAATCTCGCGGCCTCTCGTAGGCTTCGACCCTCTACAACGATGTCATCGTCCTTAAACTCGGCATTGACGTTTTGATTGATCTTGTAGAGCTTTTGGAATGTAGCGTGTAACTTCTCGTACTCCTCGGCTATTAAAGCATCCGGTGGGTTCTTGATCTTGTCCTCAAGCCCTAACATTTCTTTCCGAGTCGGAAGATAGACTTTCAAGGTATGCCCAGCGAAATCAATATCCGCGTGAGTCTGTCGTTGGAATGACTTTCCAAATCTGTCCTGTATTTTCATTTTCTAACCTTTGCTCGTTGTTTTGCTGCCCAGAGATCCATATGAGCGCCCAATAGAGACGCTAGACGATCAAGGGCAGATGATGCCATTGATTGAAAAGAGTTACGGATAAACGGCCTCGCGGGTTGCTCAGCAGTGCCAAATTCTATGGCTTCGGCAGCGGGTCGATATTCGCCCTTCGCATCTCGATAACCAACACCGACATCGACAAAACCAAAAGCCACCGTATCGCGGCTCAGATACTTTTTGCCTTTGTCCTTTCGGGTTGCAACCTTTGCGCCGTTTCTGACTTTTAGCTGAAGCTTGCCAGTATCGACGGGAACCCTTCCCTTGATCGCTGCCTTAACGGGCTCCATCGCGGACTTGAGACCCGGAAGCAAAGAACGTCGAGCTTTGGTCGTGCCAAATTCCTCGGCTAACTCTAGAAGGGAATCTTCAAACTCTTTGAATCCCTTAGCTTCAAGTTTGCCCATTGGTAACGATGCGCTTAAAAATCTGATCGTTTAATTTCAGGACGTAATCAACTATTTCGTCGGGAGACATGCAATCCGCATGATTAGCCGCGATCTGATGACAAAGCGAAATGTTGATGAGACGTTGTTGTGGATACCCAAACCAGTTCTTAGCACCGGTCTGGGCTTGCGTGACTAGATAAGCCAGCAAATCATCACTCGCTCTTTGCATGAGCCCTCAACACTGAAAGACAGACTGCTTCGGCACCGCCGGGGTTGGCCTCCGATAGGGCGGCATCCACCTCTTGAAGGGTAAAGGGATGCCCTTTTGCCATTGCATGAAGGTCGCCACGGAATTCCGCCATCAGCGCAACTAATTCATCAAGTGTTGTTTGACCAGCCATATTGATTGCCCCTCGGATGAATGGTGAACGTGACTTGAGCTTCAGCGCCGGGAGCTGGATCAATCGTCCACTGCGATACGCGACCATTGAAGGCGTAGTTCACAATGTTAGTTCCATCTGTCGCAGAAATCACAAACGTACGGTCGATGGTTCCGTTGTACGCATCTGCACGAAGCAAAAGAAGGTTTGTGTCAGCAGGATTCCATGCAGCCACGACCGTCATGCTGGTGGGCGCAGACTGTACTGGGATCTTGTCGGATTGACGCGAACCAGCGACCGAGAAGTTAGCAACCGCATCGTCTTGACCGAATGCAGGAATCGCTTCAACCGGAACAAGATTGCCAGAGACAGCAATCGCAGAAGTCGAAGCG